TTGTTTCTTTCTCATGAGATGTCACCTCCTCGTGCCTCGTACGCCTCAACTGCATCGGTCAAAGTCTTTCGGTAATCACCATGTTCTGCGTGGAAGCCTTCAGGTCGTGCGATGACATTCCAAACCACATACGGATGAATTGGATTAGCCTTATCAAAACAGATTGCAAGCCAACTGGCAAAACAATCGCCAACTACCCTGTCAAACCTTTTTTGACATTTGATGACAACAGCAGTTGTATTGACAACAGTTCCCTCTGTCACCTCATTCATTGTTTTATCTAAATTAATAACTTGCATTTTCTTCCTCCTTTTGTCCCATAGTTCTTTGCTTATTCCACTGTGATTGATTATAAGCCTTGTTCAGTTTAGTAATCACATTTGTTTGGACAAACATCAAACGACCAGTTTTTAGTTTGCGTAAATGTCCGTAACGGATAAGCGAAGCAACTGCTCTCTTGACATCCGACGGCTTGTACATCTTTAAACAAAACTCAAGGTAATCGTTTACCGAAAATGTGCCGTCACCAATTCGTGACTTGAATAGTGCGTAATTCAACACTTTGTAACTCACGCCATTGTGACGCACATGATCTCGGATGATTATTTTCACAATATGTTGTCCCAGTATTTAAGTGTGTCTTCTGAAACAGGTTTAACTGGTGCTTCGGCTTCTTCAACATCCCAAGGATAATCCCAATCCAAAACTTGAATGTCAATTACCTTGCTACGGTCATAAGATTCGTTGCCTAAGTCTCGTGCTTCTTCCAGCGTTTCTGCTTCAATGACATAACACATTGCGACTTCTATTGTTTGGTGAACGATGAACTGTTTCACTGTGTTTCCCTCTTTCCTAAAACATCATTTGCGTAATTTACTATTCCTGAGTTTAACTCCTCAGTAAATACATTCCACAAGTAATCCGACGACAAAATATATTGCCCTAGTTGGTCAAACTGTTCGTCGGTGAATGTTGAAGCCAGTTTGTACGCATCGCTGTCATACCCACATTCCAATCGTTGCTCTACTTCTTCACGCAATGCTTTCCCACTGAAAGCAATAGAGTTTCCGTAATTCAACTCATTGTCAGTAAATGTTTGTATTGCCGTGCCGTACTTGGTGCCAAGTTCTGATGCTGTGCCATCGTTGCCACTTTCAAGCCACTCATCCCACAACTGCTGACCAATGGCATCAAGTTTGTCTAAATCCACTACGACACTGCTGGTCAAATCGCACACCGTGCCATCTTCTACATTTATGATTACTTTTGACATAACGACACCAAATCTAAAAACGCAACTGCCATGTCTTTGGCTGATGATGCGTATTTCTCATCAGGGTAAGCAAGTTTGGCTGCTTTTTCAAACTCTTTTTCAAATGGGCTGTGAAACTCATCTTTATTTATTCCGTAATAACGATTACATCCACCGTTACCTTCATTCTCAACAAATATGATTGGTTTGCCATCTTTGTACAGTTTGGCTTCCCAATGGTTGCCTCTGCGGTGGTTGCGGGAATGAACGATTACAAGTGCGTAAGGTTTTAATGGTGTTAAGTTTGTTGGAACGCACCAGTTTGACCACACATCATTGTTCAACCGTGTTTGTATTTCTTCTGTTGGTGTTACCAACTGCTTCTTCGTTTTTGTTGTCATTTTGTTTCCTCCTCGTAATGACATTACACAACTATTTCTTCTTTGACAACCTGACTACTGAATAAAATCCAAATCAATAGAATAAAGGTGGACAAGTTCGCCATCTTTAGTTTTCATGGCGTAGTAAGCACCATCATCGTCTTGCTCACCAAGTTCATTGACACAATAAGCAAACTCCATGTCTGCAACTTCTTCTGCATCATAAAAGTTGTCATTGTTGTTGGCTGGAATCTTCAAACCTTCTGCTACTAAATCACAACGCATTCTGACTAACATTTTGTCCTTCTTTCTAATGTATTTGGTCTCGCTCATTGTTATACCTCTAAAGCGTTTATTTCGTTTGAAATAGATTCCATGTCAAACCCGTAATGCTCGTTCAACAATTCTATTGCAACGGCTGTTGCCTGCTCTTCGTCTTTTGCTGAAACAGTTGTTTGCAAAGTAAAGTAATCACCTGCAAACTCTACTGTCCATATATTTTTTCTTTTCATTTTGTTTCCTCCTTGCATTGACATTACAGAACTATTTTGCGTTTGACAACCTCTGTTGTCGTTTAATTCTTGCTCGTTGTTTTTGGGTTGTTCCTCCCCATATACCAACGCAGTTGTTGTCCAATGCGTACTCAAGGCAAGCCTTTTTGACTACGCAAGTCTCACAGAACCATAACGCCCGTTCAGTGGATTGACCTTTCTTAATCACAAACACATCTTTCGGTACATCTTTGCAATTTGCCCACTGCCTCCACACTGGGTTTTGTTTTTCAATCACTGGGTTTAGAAACCAGTCAAGGCTTGTAGCAGTCATTTAATCCTCCTCAATTTGATTGATAAAACCAAAGCACGCACCATCGCTGTCTGTTGCTTGAAACGAATACCCAACGGGTGCGATGGCATCCATTGCATCAAAAAGTTCTGTGAGCATTTGATTCACATCATCAGGGTCGGCATTGTCCCAGTCTTCTGTGAAAATGTCTTCCCATGTATTGTAAAAATCTTGGGCAAAGTTTGTGTTTGTTTCGTACAGAACTTTGAACAAATTATTCATCAAATCCTGTGGTCGCAAAGTTCCGTCAGAAACTATTACGCCCTTCCACTCGTCACCAAGTTGGTTAAGTTGAAACAATGTCATCTAAGTGCCTCCTGCAACTCTTCGTAATCAGAATCTAACCATTCTTTAAACAATTCAACATCTTCTGTTTTAACTGCAACGGTCATTGCCGTGCTAAACACATTGCTTGTGCGATCAGCGATCAAAGCCACAGGACAAGGAACTGTTATTTTCATATCACACAAATCTTGGCACCACTTATTGAACTTCTGTTTTCGTATTGCAGTTGCGTCATCCCAACCACCAGTTGTCCAACCATCCATAACCATGTCCCACCCCTTTAGTTTTGTTTCGGTGTACCCTCGCCAAGCGTCTGTTGAAACCCAACTATGTGAAACCCATTTAGGGTCAATGGTGTCGTCGTATGCCAAATCGTCACCGTATTCTGTCATGCGAACGTGTTTGCCGATGAAGTACAAACGAACACCTTCTAAAGTGATGATTCGCAAAGTTGATGCATACTGCATATCTGATTCTTCACACATACGACACAATGGTGCTTCTTGTGAGTGACTCCAACCAATGTCGTCGGTTGGATATTTCTCGTTGCAATCGCAGCAAGTTTCTAAATTGTCTTCCATTACTCCTCCTTAACTTTTTAGGTTTGCGATTAAATCTTTTAATTGGTTTTCATTGACCAGCGTAGAGAGAACGCCAATCAATGCTTCTACGGCGTTGTCACCAAAACGGTTACGAACAACTGTATTTAGTTCGTTGAGTAGTTCTGCTTCGCTCATACGCCCTCTTCATACTTCTCGTAGGGGACAACCATTTCCCAATCAGACCACGGTTCTTCGGTAACGAAATAACCAATGCGATTAACACGGTTGCGACCAGCAACTATGTATGTGCCATCTGAACCATCTACCCAAGTCCAAACATGGTTATGAGGTTGCATATAAACAAACTCAACTTCTTGTCCATAAGTTTCAAACAGGGTTGTTTCTTCTTCAGATACGAAATGATTGGTTATTGGTTTGTACCATTTTTCCCACACTTCAACTTCATCACAAATTGTTGTCATTGTGTACCTCCTTCTATAGGTAGTTATGACATTACAGGTCGGTGACCTCTTTTGCAACTTTCTTTTTTGAAGTTTCTATTAAGGGTTTCCAGTTGGATTGATGACTACTGTTACCGCACCTATGCATTGGTGGTTCTGACAGTTTTACAAATACGGTTAGAACTTCGTCACAATCGGGACAGTTGTAATTAATTGTCGGCATTTCACTCCTGAGTTATTTACAGGATGTCGCCCATGCGTACCAGCCACATCCGTGTTTGTCTTGTCCATACTTCCACACTTCTAGGGCAGAAAGCAAGTTTAGGTATGGGTCATACAAATCGCGTATGTTATTTACCGCGTTTTGGCTTTGTAGGTAGCCTTTGGGGTAATAGGTCGTGGATTTAACCCAAAAAGCGTTTAACTGGGTCAAACCCAATGAGCCTTTGATGCCATCTACCGTGTTGGGGTCATCACTGTTCAAGGCTTTGGGCAAACATCGGCTCTCTCGGTACATGATCATGTCCAAAGTGGGCAGTTCTTTAATTGCCCAACCAGCATCTACGGCTGTTTGCCACCATTGTGGGCATTCAGCGTCGGGAGGGATTACTAGCCTTTTTTTGGCTGGCAAGGTAGCCAGTGAAGCCATTGGTGGCTCAACCATTACATAACTTTTCGCTTCGGGTGCTTTTTGTGTACTGATTTCTTTTGGGGTCGTTATGCCTATGACAGTTGCTGTAAGCAAGTTTGAAATGAGCATAAAGACTACGAAAGGAACTTTGAACATTCATCATCCTTTGGTCGGTTAATAAAAAAGACCCTACAAATTACATAGGGTCGTGCCTGCTAAAGGCTTGTTACTAGTTTACCCCATCAGAAGGGTTAAACAACCTATTATGGACATTTTCAATGTCTGTCAAACCCTTACCCACTTTGGGATACAGAGATTTATCTAGTTTTGTGTTAAAAACTTTTTCATGATTTGAGACACAATCAGAACAACGGCAACTTTGTCTAAAACGTGCAACAGTGCCGTGGCGAGCAAGATGCTTGTCCGTTTTGTTTAAATAGGATGATCGCTCTTGTGGAGTTAAGCCACCCCACATTCCATAAGTTTCTTTTGCGCCCGTTTTCAAACACTCTTTCCATACCGGACACGATGCACAAACCGTTACAGCAACGTCGTAATAAATCTGATGATTCTCATGCTCAACTGGTGGAAACCATAAGTCCCCGTGTAAGCCTCTACATTGCGCTTTTGTTACCCAATCAGGAGTTTCCATCAACCAAAGACTCTCTGTAAAGGACTAAAGCAATTATTGAATAAGCGGCTAAGTCCATTAAAGAATCTTCAATGCCTTCATTGACTAACGCACTGCCCTTTGCAGCGTTTTGTAACCTTACAACTTTGTCGTTGGCTCGTATAAGTGTTCCAATCCATGCTGGTACACCCCATTGTTCTGATGAGCGAACATTGCCAAGAGTGTCTATGCCGATGCCGTAATCTCTTCCTTTCTTGTCATGCAACAATGCCATTTCTTCAAGCACTTGAAAAAACATTGGGTGTCCATGAAGGTTTTCAAATCGTTTGCTCATACGTCGGGTCCTGATTCAAGCCAGTTTGATAGATCGTCTAAGTAGTAAAAGATGGGGATACCTACTTTTTTAGCCTCAACAATTTCCCTGTCTGCACCTTGTGACAGTCCATCAATACGCAAAAGAGCATCACAACGACGCATCATCAATAAACAATACTCTGACCAAAATGCTGGTTCGTGTGGTATTACCGTATTCCACAACATTGTTAAATGGGGCAAAATCGGCATACACACACCTGAGGTGTATAAGTCGTCTGCAATCCTAATTGCCTTGTTGGTGTTCTCTATGGGGTCAGGAAAAGCATAGGGAGCAGAAATGTAGACATGGGGCAACAACAAGTGTGCCAACATCCTTAAACCACTTCTCTCGTCTTCGCTTAGATTAGGGTCACTAATATCTTCAGAATAATTACGAATTGTGTAACCAGATTTTTCTATCATTGTGTCCTTATGGTGTTACATGTTATTTAATGGCTTTTGTATTCCAGTCTGAAATTGCCCGAATTAAAGACACTAGGTGACCAGTGAGGTCTTCACCGTCTTCCAATGCCTTACAGTATTTATTAGTTTGAGTGATGACAGGCTGTGCATACGCTAGTTTCTGTAAAAGAACATCAACCAATTCTCGTAGTTCGGCTTTGTCTTCGTTTGCCCGTTCTAAGGAAGTTTGCAAATCTTGGATAACAGCATATTCGTACATAGTGTCTATTCCCATGATTTCCTCGCTTTCTATAGGGTACTTATCAAATGTACCTTATATTTACGGGGTTTGTCAATTATCCTCGCTCAAGTCCAATATTTCAGAGTACATTACATCACTTTGTTGGGCGTTAAAACCCCCGCCTGTCAAACGTTTTGTTGAGTCACCGACGTTTGCACCAAACAGTCTGCTCAACACCCCACTACTGCCTCGTGCCTCAACTTCCAACCTAACCATGTCTCTTGTGTCAGATATGTCTTTAAACTTTTCAACAAAAGAAAACAACCTATCAATCTCGTCGGATAGGGCTGGGTCAAGACCTTGACCTTCCAATTCTTCAGCAAATCGGGCAAACAAAACACGACTTACCTGCATCTCTAACATTGCCCTCAAAGCGGACTGTAATTGGTCTTTTGTTTTGATCTCAATCGGCAACTTAAAACCACATTCCGCATTCTCACGAAACGCAGGACAACGTGACGAGAGATAGCAATTATTACACTGCCTTAAAAGGTTAGAATTATACCTAATTGTAGATACTGTTTCTATGCTAATTTCCCCATCTTCCCCTTGTTCTGCAAGGGTTTCGGCTAATGGGCTTGCGTACTGCTCAACGCCCATTATTGGTAACACGACTTTTTCGTTTTCGTGCCGCTTTTCTACCCCCCTTATAGCAATATTGTCACCCCCTCGTGCCACATTTTGCAAACTTTGATTTTGCGTGAAATTATTGATATCAGGGTCATTTTCAGATAGACCTAATTCTTGTTCGTCATCGTCTTTTGGAGGGTCATAGACCCCAAAAGTTTGACTTTCCCACGCTTTCCAAGATTTAATTGCAAGTTTTGCTACCTCATTGTTGTCGTCTTGGATGATGGCATCCATGTCAATGCCTAACCTCATAATGTCGGCACGGTGTTTTTTGCGAGAAGACTCTTTTTGCTGGGCTGGATACCGTCTTAAACCATGCCCATCCCATACTTGGGTTTCGCCGTACCGGACAGCACTAGTCCATGAACCCACTACAGCCGAATCCCAAGCAAGGGTTTCAAGTACGTCGGGTTTTGAGGAAACTGCTATAAGTTTTGCATCCCACCTTGTCATGGCATTTCTAATCTTGGATATGGTTTTACCGTTTACGGCTTTATCACTGATCGCTGCTTTTCCGTATTTTTGGCATAGCCAAGACAGGCGTTCCATATCTTCGGGGTCGTTCCATAGTGGAATGTATCGTTCACCCATCCAAGAACCGTCATAATCAGGGCGACCAATTACATGGGTCAAAGTTTCGTAATGCTCCCTAACAAAAGCGTCGTAACGATTGACATCTTCATCATTTTCAGATGTATACAGAACTAACTCCCCGCCATTGAACATAGTTGGCAGGTCTAATTGTTTCTTTTTAGGTATGGCAAGATGGGTCAAATTGACGGCAAACCGTGTTACCCCAGAAAATATAAGCAAAGACCTAAAAGACGATTTCTCTGAGTTTGCAAAATAAATCTTCATTTTTGCTCTTTTTCTGCTCTGTAAATGGTTTGTACTTCTATTTCTCTAACTAAATCATCCCACAGTTGGTGCTCACGCTGTTTGTTTTCACGCCATTCTGGTCGCACAAAAGCAGGCAAACCAACAAGTAGAGACGGTATGGCATCTTCCATCACAAGTTTTACAGTACGTGGATTGGAATCCACAAACCAATGAATCTTTCCATAAATGGCATTAAAATCACGTACACGGTCACGTATATCTTCGGGTTTTGTAGATTCAATGACATCTATATGGGCGTATTTATAGCCTTCTAATTTTGCCCAACCTTCAATTAAATCTGTCCTAGTTGTACCTGTAGCCATAATGATCAAGTTGCCATGGTATTGGTTGTATAGGGCATGCCATAGTTTTCTAGACTCATTAGCTGGTTGTCGTGCGCCAATAGACATGGATTTGTCCGTTGTTGGGTATGCCAACACGTCAAAAGTAACAATGAGCATTAGTTATTACCGACGTCTATGTCGTATATGCCCAATTCTTTACGTTCTTTGTGGGCAACGTAAGATGCGCATGGGCAATACATGCATAAGTATTGTCGTTTGTTTTTTGGGACACCAGTTTTGCGACCAATGGTTTTGGATTCATCACACCAATCAATGCAGAAATCTTTTGGTCTATCGTGTTTGTTAAAGCAACGCATTGCATCTACTTTTAGTTCATCACGGAAATCACTAATGTATAAATCGTGCGATTTTAATTCATTTTTAATGGCTGTTTCAGCGTCAAGTTTGCTTGCTGTTTCTTTGTCAGTTCTAAAAATCATGCCACGCCACATTTCGTGGTCAGGGTTTCTTGCCTTGTGCCTTTCAAGAATGTCAATAAGTTCCATATCGTATTCGGGTTCGCCTTGGTACGGGCGCATTTTGTACATTACTGCCCCACTCTTTTTACCCGATGGTTCTTCTCGCCAACATACAAGTAGGCGATGTTCTTGCTCGTTAGTAAACTCTTTGGGTTCCATTTAATGCTACTTTCTTGAATTATTTACAAATGTGGTCTTGTGTCCTCAGGGTTAATCGTACCATTTCTATTTAACTCTTCTTGCACATTTGGGTGCAATACTAACAGTTTTCTAAGGGTGTGGGCATCCTGTGGTGCAAGTTTAGAAGGATCAATTGATTCATGCAACAACCCTAAAGCCTGAGAATACTGACCTATGGTTGCATCGCTAAGAGAAGAAAAATGTTCAAAAGCAGAAGGCGTTTTTGGATGAATTTTTTGTAATTTAGCTGGGTGCATTGCAATAGATAGTTGTTGGGACAAGTGTGAACCTAAATCGTTATTTATTTTAGATTGTTTGTATTCGTTTAAATTAACGATTTTGCCCATAGCGGATTACCAACCGTCAGTGTTTTTGTTAAACTTTCTTGGAGCCTGCACGCCGTCATTATCTTTGGCTGCTTGTTCTGCCTCATAAGCATCGTCATCCATCATGTCTTGGGCAGTAGCCTCAATGATTCTAAAATCTTTGTGGTCTTCTAAGGGTGTGTCGTAAGTTGTTATGTGCCCACCTTGTTCTAATTTACGACGAGCTTTAATTAAGTAAACAGAATCAAAATCTACTTTGCGGTTTTTGTTATATCGTTCGTCTTCGCCTTTAGCCATTGGTATCTCCTTGATCGTTTTCTCCGTGTTCGTACCACATGTCTTTAGGTGATTCATATTGAGTATCGTATGCATAATCTGCTGCATCATTATCATCAACAGAAAACGTAGTTTGAGAGGTTGTGTGGTGACCTTCAACCAAATCATAACCATGGCGGTCTGCCTCAGCACGACGAAATTCCAAATTGTTTGCTCCTAAAGCATACATGGTTGCAGCAATAGGTTTTCCTGTTGAACGACTGCGCCAATGAAACGGAATCATGTTTAGTCCCTGAGACACTCCAGATGATTCAATATGGGTGACTTTTCCGCTTGCGCCAATATCAACAATGTCAGGTGTGTTTTCGTTAGCCATACCTACATTGTACCAAGGATTGCTTGGTTAGCTCCACTTTCTTATTTCGCCGTACTGAACCATTTGTTCATTTAACATATTGGCGTGGGCTAAAGCTTCATGATGACGTTCGTAAGGTTGAGTCACATTGGCAGGTATCTCGGTTTTATCCCTTTTGCCCAAAGTAGTTCTGCGATGTATGCGATATTCGCCGTTTGTTTCGGGCACAACAAAGAAATGACCACCCGGAACACCTTTAGCATGATGCATAATTGTTTTTGGGTCAGGAGCGGTGTCTACGTATTCTCTTACGCGGAATTTGTTACGCGATTTAGCCCAAGTAGGACGACGATCTCTATCTGAGTAAGCCATGAGGCTTACGAACTTAAAATTGGATCGTTTTCAGCCAATGGTGAACGTGGAACAAAGTTGTATTGTTCGTTAAGCACCATTGTTAATTTTGTGGGGCAGTGCATGTCAAGCTCACCACCACGATTTGGGGTTGTATTTTTAAAAGTGCCGTCAGTAGCACCTAACCGAAGATCGGCATTTTGAGAGCGAGATGTGTTTACAGCCATAATATTAGTTTATCACTTTCTTTAAGAAAAGTTTCCGCCTACAGCCATTTTGTTCTTTAGTTTTCCAATACTTTGGGTCATTTCAACGTTTCCAGTTGATTGTGGAGTTTTTGCAACTCTTGGTTTTCGTGCTATAGGAGATTCAGCTCTTTCCGGACGGTTTGGGTTCCTTCTACCATAGTTAGGATTTGCTGCTTTTTTCTCTTCTCGTTTAGCTGCAGTTGCTGCTTTTTGTTCAGCCGTTCTAGGTTGCCGTGGGTTATTTGTAGGAGCAGGAGCAGAAGTAGGTGTGTTAGTTAAATTTTGAGTTTGTGTATTAGCTATGTTCTGATCACCAGCCACAGCAATTTTACTATTTACAGCACGTTTGTTTTGACTGTAATCGTTTATAGTTCCAGTATTTGCCTCTCCAAATTGAACTACACCTGGAGTTTGAGCTTTGGCAATTCTTTCCATGGCATCAACGTCATACTCAACTTCTCCACCACGTCCACCACCTCCCATGCGGTTGTACATAATGTTGTAGGGATTAAGTGGGGAAAAAATGCCCGCAGTCATATCTGCTTTTTTGGGTGCTTGTCCAGAAATACCAAAATCTTTGCCACCAGCACCACTACTACCTACGCTACCCAGTGGTTTTCCGGGAGTTCCCATTTCTACGTCTCTTGGGTTGCGACCAGTGGCATTGTACAACGGTGCAACAGGGTTACTACCAAACTTGTCAGAAGCCATGACTACAGTTTACTCTATTACCAAAGGTTATTCATAGAATAACGGCCCGAACCTGTAAAGGCGTCGTCATTCATCTGTGCCCTAGTAAGCATATTGACTGCTCCAGACACCCATGAACGATAGGTTGGGGCGTTTCTATCAACAGACAAGATGTCCATAACTCCAAGTTCTTGTTTGATAAAACCTCTGCGCTCTGGTGATAACTGTTGGGGTACAACAGGACGAGTTTGACGAATTGTTTTTGGATCTGAAATAGCCGATTCAAGAGCCATGTCTACAAGCATTTCTTCACGAGTTTGCCATGGTCGTGTGCGAGCAACATTTTGAGACATTATTGACCTTTATGCCCAAGTGTTTAAGTAAGGATCAAATGGTTGCTGTTTGTTCTTTCCTTTATTTTTAGCAAAGTGATCGGCTGCGGCATGGTAATCTGCCCAATCCTCAGGACTGCTGTGTAAATTAGGTTTTGAGCGAGTAGTACCATCAGGTCTAGCGTAAATAGCATCTCTACTTACTTTACGTTTTGGGGTATGTCGTTCGTCTTTACCGCCAGCCATTAGTAACCTGCTCTTACATTCTTCTTTGCTTGCCTTGTGGCTCCCCATTTAGTTTTCTTTTTGTTAGCGTTGTCTATATACATAGTTTGTGTGCGGGTTCTATCGCTAGGTGCTGTAAGAAATGTTGGGAAATAACCTTTTTCTCCAGCTTTAGTCTGATACCCAACCTCAACCGAAAGTAAATTTGGATCATCTTTTAAATTAGAACCTTCAGGCAAATCTTTAGATGGAGTTCCTACATATCCATAAGGTCGTAATCTTGTTACAACGCGCTTTGGATCGTTGCGTGTATCTTTACCCTTAGCCATTACTTTTTCCTATTCGTAGGACGACCACCACGAGAGGCATTTTGTGCTCGTGGATGTGATGACGTTGCCGATCCGGTTGTGCTTGCAGTAATACCAGCTTTTGTTGAACGTGCTTTTCCAGATGTGGTTGCTGTAATTCCGCCACCACTATTCTTTAAGTTTTGATTGTGCACATTACCTATATTCATGTCTCCACCAACAGACACATTGCTATCGGTAGAACGTTTGTTAATGCTGTAATCATTCATAGTTCCAGTGTTTACATCTCCGTAAGCTTGTCCAGCTTGTTTTGATGCTGGAGGTGTCGGTGGTGGTGTTGGTGCGTAGCCACCTCCTCCTGCTGGAGGTGTCGGTGGTGCACCTGCGCCAGCGCTTGCTCCTGGTCGTGACGAGAATGAACCCATGCGACTACGCAAACGGCTCATAAATCCAGGTTTGTCTGATTTTGGCATCTTGCCATCTTTAGTTGGTGTAACCATGACCGTCGGTTTTGAACGTGGTGTTGGATTGGATGGCATTTCACCCTTGTCACTTGGGTCTTTGCTAACACCAGATGTTGCTAATTCTTTAATGCGTGCTGTGCGAGCCTCATCTTTTTCTCGTCGTGTTTCAGGCATTTCTGTTGTAATGTCGTTTTGTCTGAAAGCGGGACCAGATTTTCCACTTGTGCCTTCTGCACCTGCACGAAGTTTTGAAGGCTTTACAGGACCAGCTTTTTCTCGTTGTTCTGCAACACTTCCAAACTTGTAACCAGGATTTCCTGGTGGTGGATTCTTTTCTCGTTGCTCTGCAACACTTCCAAATTTTGGACGGTCTGAGTTTTTGTTTTCATACTCTCGTTTGTCAAATTCTCTGTCGGCGGCTCTTTGCCCCTCAGCAGTTTTTGGGTCTGAATAGTCACCGTAGCCAATTGGAGGCGTCAACCTAGAAGATGGTTTAGGAGTACCTTGTTTGTCACCTTTACTTGCAGGTGTACCAATTGGGTTGCGTTCTTTAGCTTTACCTACGGCATCTTGTGCTTTAGCACCTGCAGCTTCCACAGCATCAACTTTTTTAGATGCACCCTTCTTTTTTGCAGTTGTTTTCTTCTTTGCCATTTTGCTCTCCTTAGCTTTCTGCGTATCTTCTTCAAGTGCTTTCTTGTTTTCTGGAGTCATGCTTTTAGCGGCTGCTTTTCTTGTTTTAGTAGCCATTTCTGTATTCCCAGATTTTTCTTGACGCCTAGCTTCGGATTCGTAAGCTGCCCCAATTTTTTCAAAAGGAGTTTTAGGTGTGGATTTCTTTTTTTCAGCCATGATTACTTAAAGTTTATCAGGTTCAACGCCAAGTTGGTTTTAATTGGCGCAGTGTTGCCCGACGTTCTGCATCAATGTATTCTTGGTTTTGTTGCTCCATTGTGCGTGGAATTCCTTTTGGTCCAACCTTACCGTCATTTGTAAGAACCACAGGCATAGCTCCCGGTGGAGCAAACTTCATACCTTTATCTTGGTAGGCAATACCTGTCCACAAATTAAACTCATCAGGCCAAACATAATCACCTGGGTTCACTCGCTCACCTTTGTGCACGCCACGAGAATATTGTCGGGCATTTTGGCGGCTTAAAGTTCCTAAAGTCTTGTCTTGTCGGCGGTTAGACGACATAGTGCCAAGGTATCCGTCTGGATACGTGGTGTCCTGTAATGTACGGTAACCAGCAAGTTGATAATCCTTATTATTCCTAAAAACAGGCGCTGGACCAAACAGGGGTTGAGACGACATTTCTTGTTGAGAATTCGGGGTTTGCCAATCTGCAAATGATTGATTAGCCATTAGTTTCCTGCTTTGCTATGGTCAAATGAAGTCATGAAACCGCCTGCAGCCCCAGCAACCGATGAAATTGGGCGTGGCTTTACTTTACTAACAACTTTTTTAGTAGTTTTCTTTTTCTTAGTAGCCATTGCTACTCAGTCCAAACTGAAATCTTTCCAGCACCTGTTGGTCGTGGAATACCGTGCGGTGGGGCGTCGTCTCCTCGTGTTTCATCAATGTCAGTCATTGTTACTTTACGTGAAGGGTTATGTGATTGATCAATTTGACGACGGGCTTTTCTACCTTTGTACTCCGCCATGTCAACGACATTTTTCTTCATGCTTGGTTGGATGTAGCCCATGTTATTTCTTACTCCAAGGATTCGGGGCATTATATTCGTCAACACCCTCAAAGCCACCTTCAAGGTATGCTCTCTCCGTGCCACCTGGTTTAGCGTCTTGGCCGTATGTTTTATTACTGTCTAAACGATACCCTTCTTCCTTCTTTGCTTGTGCGTATTGCTTTCCACGTTTTGCAGAAGCTTCACGATATGCAGGGTCGTTAATGCCAGACTTCTCAATAGCTTTCTGGCTTTTCTTTGCGGCTTTGCGTGATTCTTTAGTTGGAGCAGGTGGCTCACTAGAAATCTTAACTCTATTTGTAGCTGGTGCTGTTACGCCGTGTGGATCGTCATATCGTCCACCGTGGGGTTTCTTGTGAAAAATGATGCCCATGTCTACCTCAGTACTGGTTTAAAAGAGATTGCTGAAATACTCTCTCCGTTCTCTCCAATAATATCATCAAACCCAATAATGAAATAAAGATCAAGACCTCGTGGGGCAACAAAGCCACGGGCAATTGCAGCCGCTTTTGCTGCTTGGTTTACAGCACTTGCGCCAATAGCGCGAATCTTTGGAAGATGCCCAGCGATAATGGATCGGGCAAGAATAGAGCCAACACTTTGAGGGTTGCTACTACCTGACACTTTTAAGACATCTTCAACCTTTTGATTAAGTTCTTGTGACATATAGACTCCTGTTTGTAAATCATACGGAAAGCCTATATTACCACGTTATGTGAATTTGGCGGATTTAAGTAATGTAACCATGTCTTCTAAGCGCATTACAGCATACGATTCACCTAATGCTGCTGCCCCTTTTCCGGGTCGCTTTACGACCAGCAAAGGCAGTCCTTTAGGCAATTTGGATGCTTGGGTTACCGTGTCATTTAACCATTCGCTCAATTTAAAAGACTTTTGGTTCTTGCATTGAATTGCTACCTCAGTAGCATCAGGGTGCTTAACCCCGTGGATATCTCCAGAATCGTTTTCTCCAGCCAAAGCAGTTCTTCTGGCATTAGGAAAATCTTTTTCTTTTAAGTAACCAACAATTGCTGTTTCAAACGATGTTCCTTTTGCTTTATGCTTGTTGCCCACTAATCCTCCAAAATGTCATAATTGGCGTAACTCATCAAAATTAACCTTTTGTCTGGTGATACACCAATCCATGTTGGGGCGTCGCTATCGCATAGACAACCTACAGTTCTGCGCTCATCATTAGAAAATACATGTCCGCAAGAGTTACAACGAATCTTCATGGCTAAGCAATAAACCTTGCAGCTCTATTTTCTTTTGGAGCAAGACTGATGCGACGACTTAACTCTCTTGACAAAACTTGTGCACCTCGTTCGCACCTATCAAAAACTGTTTCCACAAGCTTTCGGTATGCACGTGCTTGTGTGTACGCTTCTTGTTGTTTTTGTACTTTATCTTCTACATCACGTTTGGCTTTGGCAATGGTTACTAATTCTCCTTTGATTTTGTTTCCCCACTGTTCAATCAAAGTGCAAGCCTTTGTATATTCAAACGTGTTTAGTTCACGTTCTTCAACAATCTCAGCAGCAATCAATTGTGCTTGAGCGTAGTTAACCCAAGACATAAACTCAGAATACAAAGACATCAATTCAGCTTCTGAAATGTCACCAAGGTTTCGTGGAACTACTGGAAGTAGGCTGTGTGGTTTTTCAGGCAATGCAAAAGTTTTTAAAAATCTATTCATCTCTGGTGTTTCTTCTACAATCATCATTTGCTCCAACATGTGTTTTTATACGGGCAGTACTTACAACCATTGCAAGTCGCTGCTTCTGCCCAAGCTGGTCGCATGGGTGGAATCTTTTGTTGTAATGCTACTAACAAAATACGACAATTGTCAAGTATGGGCTGAACCAAATGGGGTAGATATTTGATTGAGAACTCTTTAACTTCTTGAGAAGGTTTCCATTCATAGATGAAAGTTAAGTCATGTATTCCAGTGCAATGCATGTACAACATACCTTGGCGAACATGGCTTGGAAATGGTTGGCGAATCTTCTTCCATAATCCGTCAATGCCCATGTTGGGGTTTTCTTCATATTGTTTGTACAAATCAAAGTCCTCAAAACGAACTGTACCTACACCAATTGATTTAATTTCAATTAAAGTTCTTCCTTTTTTATCCGAAACAATACCGTCAGCACTTCCTCTGATGCCATGCTCTTCATCCTTGACTGGTACTTCGGCATACCTTAATGCAATAGTTGAACCACATTCTGGACAATGATCCGGAGACAAATCCCACCACAAATGATGACAAGACCCGCAACTAAAGTTTCCTTCTAGTACTCCTGCTTCCCAAAGCCAAGTTTGCCATTTGTGATGGATTGCATGACCTTCTTCAAAAACGTTTAAACGTTGAAAAGAAAAGTTTTCATCAGCTTTAACCTCATTCTTGATTGTGTACCAAGATGCTCTTGGACACCAATCTCTTTTTGCTAGTTCGCTGGGATGAAAAAAAGATGTATCTCTTTTCTTGTCTTTTTGTTTTTTACTTTTTAACAACTGGATTGCAACAGTCGGCAAAACCCTACCGTTCATTTTAAGTAGGTTTTTGTAGTTGTGCATGTCAGACATCAGTTGTTATCTCCAAAAAATCATCCTCACCAATGACCACGTAACGACGACCAGCGAGGTCAAACTGCAACACAGGTACACGATCTTCAAGTAACGCACGATCCCTCAATTCTCTTAAATCAACTTCTTTAAGCGTAATGGTTTTCTTGTTCTCAGTCAACTTGTTTTCAATAAGATATTCATGGCTACGTACGTCGTTCTTCCTAAGCCAACCAGCTCCTGAACGGGCGTTTCTAGAACCTTTGTACCTATCTGCTGTCCTCTTTTCCTGTTTCTTAGAAGACTTCATGATCCGTGTATGTCTATCTGGATCTCTTCCTAGTATGGTCATCTAACCACTTTGTAATACTCTTCAATGTCATGCTTTAAATCTTTTTGCATAAACAAATCTTCTCTAAAGGCTTCAAGCATCTTGTCTTTGCCTTGCCATTTTTGACTGCCATAGGCGTAGTACGCCCCTGAACGAGTAATCACATCAATAACTGTTGCAATGTTGATCATATCTTTTAAGGTATCAAAAGAACCTTTAGAAAATCCCGTGGCATCAGTAAAATAAAAATCAACAACTGCTTGTTGTGAAGGCTTGTACGTTTTGTTTTTTAAAGTACGGGCTTTGATTGTTTGCCCCACAATTTCGTCTTTTTCTTTAAGCCATTCATCTCGTCTGACCTCAACACGAACAAAGTAACTAAAGTTCTTGGCTAATCCCCCAGGAGTAGTGCGACTATCCCCCCACATGACACCAATCTTTTGACGCCATTGGTTAATCATCAAGCCAGTACAAGAACGTTCTTTTTCTACCATTGAACGCTTCTGTGCTTCTGAGGCTTTGCGGAAAAACTTTGATGTGATACGAGCACCCAAACCAACGGTGAACTCATCCATCATGCGCTCTGACTCATCCGTTGGTACAAGTGCTGGTAAAGAATCAATGACGATGCAATCAGCAGCACGATTCTTCATAAGTTCAATGACCAAGTTGTACGCTTGCTCCATGCTGTTGGTTTCAATAACCCACAAACGGGCAAGGTCAACACCAATTGATTTTGCATAGTCGGGCACAAATTCTTCTGCTGCAACCCAAACTGCTGTCCAATCTGGGTCAAGCGCTTGGTTAGCCGCAATGGTTTTAAACGCAAGAGCTGTCTTACCAGAAGACTCATCACCAATAATCTCTGACCATTGGTTTGCGGGCCAACCACCACCGAGCATCAAATCATAAGCAAGAATTCCTGTGGTTGTACGCTCTAGTTGCTGGTGCATAGCATCAGCTCTTAATATTGAAACGTCGTTTTGTTTTTTGTTTATCTTGTTGATTATTGCCGAGATTGACTCGTAATCAGTTTCCATTTTGTGTTCCTCATACTGACCATGATGTTTGGTCTGCTTGTTCGTATAAACCGTTCCACCCACATTCAAAACATCTTGGTGCTGGTGCGTGACCTAGGCTACCACCGTTTGACCTGCTAAATACGTTTTTACTTCCGCACCGTGGACAAGAAAGAGAACCTTCTCGTCTGTGGGCTTCACCACCTTTCCATGTTCTTATTGCCGTACCCATGTCTGTTTGCCCAGCGGGGTCTCGTTGTTCTTGAACAGCAGAAGGTTTCTGCACAGCAACTGTTGCAGCCTGTTGACGCAACGCAGGAAGAATTACATTTTTAGTAACAGGAGGCAAAGACGAGCCTTCCTGTTGATCTTTATTGCTTAGTTTTTTATCCCACCACGATGACATGTCGTGTAAACCTCATTTTGTGTTAATCGTCTTCGTACTCTTCATCATACTTAATATTTCCAAGCAAGGCAACTTTTTGATTAGACAACAGTTTTTGAACCAATGCCATGCTGTAGGACAGGATAACCGCCTTGGTGCTTTCTATGATGGCAGCGTTTGGTCCTTGAAGTTCAGGTTGCGTTGTTGATAGTACTTGTGTAAACCATTCAACAGACTCAACTATCTCATCAAAGATTCCAAAATCGTGTAATGTCTCCCATTGACCTTCAATCAATTGGTGTTCTAATTCTTCAACGTCTTTTGAAACTGGCGCAAAACCTAGTTGGTTTGCAACATCCTGTCCGGTAATAGACGAAAGCATTAAACAAAAATTTCGTTTATCAAGAGTAGTTGTCATTGTTTTGCCTCCGCCCAACTTCGTGCCGAGTGACACGAAACTTTTAATGTTACTCCCATGATATCGCTATTGTGACCCATGGCGGTGATCAACGTGTTTATTGAGTTTTCTTCTTGGTCTTCAGGAGTAATGGCAACAAGTTCGTCGTGAACTTGTACAAGCATCTTCGTCTTCGTATCTTTAAAAACATTATCCACATCAATCATTGCTTGTTTACAAATATCAGCAGCGCTACCTTGAATGATTGCATTAATTGCTTGTCGTTGTGCTCTAGCTACTAATTCAGAAGAACGAGATGATAAATCGGGCAATCTTCTTCGTCTGCCGCTAAGTGTTGTAACGTATCCTTTTTTAGTGGCTGTGGCTATTGCTGTTTGCTTCCATTTAGTTAAGCCAGAAAAACTCTTGTAATAAGAAGCTAATAGTTCTTCTGCGTGCTCTGGAGTAACCCCAGTAACTCTGGCAAGTTTGTTTGAACCACCGCCGTACGCTGTTAGGAAGTTAACACCTTTACCAATTTGTCGTTCTTCTGAAGTAACTTCATCAACGTTTTTCTTAAATACAGCGGCAGCTGTTGCTGAGTGAATGTCCTCGTTATGTTTGAAAATCTCAAGTAACCGAGAGTCTTGGCTAAACATAGCCATAACACGCAATTCAATCTGATCATAGTCAGCAACTAACATTGTGTAACCATCTGGTGGCACAAACAGTTTTCTAATACTGGAATCACGAGGAATGTTCTGAAGGTTTGGAGACGATGAAGATAACCGCCCAGTGGCTGTCCTATGAAGATTGAATGAAGGGTGTAATTTGTTGTTGTTGAGTTTGGGCAACAATCCATCTACATATGTATTCTTTAGCTTTTGTGTTTCTGACCACTCCAAAAGTAGTGGTATGACTGGATGCTTACCCCGAAGACTTTCCAGAGACTCTGTGTCCACTGATGGTGCGCCTTTTGGTGTTTTCTTGGTGGGTTTTAAACCTAACCCACCTTCTCGCTTTTTGTTAAATAAAAACAATTGCTTGTCCTTATTTGAATCTGGATTGAATCCAGGGTAAGCAAACTCTGATAAAAGTAATAAAGTATCGTTTAGTTTGGTATCTAGCTCTTTTCGCAAATTCTTTAAATTATAACCATCTACAGTGATTCCTTCTTGCTCCATACTCATCAATACCTGCAGTACATCCATGTCTTGTTCCATTACAGGTAACAGTGAAGATTCTGCTTTTAGTTTAGACATTAACTTTACATAGAGCATCCATGTCCAACGAACGTCTAAGTGAACATAACGAGACGCTGCTCCGTACGTTGCCAAATCAATTGTTTTACCAAGTTTTCCTTCTTTGTCGTAAGGAGCATGATTACCAAAGTTGTGGGCAATTAAGTTAACTAAAGAAAAACTTGGAATGTTCTCATCGCAAATGTGTTGCAAAACCATTGTATCTCTATATGGTCCTGGCGGTAATTCTCCGTAATACTTTTGGATAGACAAAGCATCAAACTTTACGTTGTGCCCTACCTTAACTGCGTTGCCAAAAAACAATGGGCGTAAGCATTCAAACACGTCATAGCGAGATAACTGAGCCGGAGGTTCTGAGTGAATAGCAGGAATGTAATACTTTGTTTTAGCTGTTGAAACTTTACCGTTTTTTAAAACTTTGCGGTACTCAATAGGTGGCAGTGTCGCTCCGTCACCACGCTGTTCTGGTACAAGCACTTCTCCCAACTTATGCCCCATTGGGATAGCCCATGAGTGCCCGTGTGTTGCAATGCCCAACCAAAACACTTCGTTGCGCAGTGGGTTAACTGCAAGGTCTTTAAGATATCGTTGGCGAATCGCTTCAGTAGATCTTTCAACAACATCCTCGCTGGGGTTCTTGAGTGTTGCAATGTGTTGTGCGCACTCTTTTTGAAAGTGTGCGTTTACATCATCGTGACGCTCAAGAACACCCCGCGATTCAATGTCAAAAGCAAATGAGCCAAATTCTGTGACTACATCTACTATTTGCCTTAATTCATCAACGGTGTTTACCGTCTTGTACATTGATTATCGTGCGTCGTTGATCTCGGATGAAATGTCCAAAAGTTCTGAACGTGTTGGTATTGAGATGATTTCAGGTGTGTAGCAGTTGCGCTTAAGCACAGACATATCTTCATCTGTGTAGCCAACCATTGACCACTCTGACAAATCACGTTCACGAACCATTTGAAGAATGGTTTGTGTTTGTGCGCCTTTGCCAGTCTTGGATACTGCCCAATAGTGTTTGGACAATGGACCTTGCTGTGGGTTTGTGTGGAAGTTCTTAAGTTGGTCAATCAAACGAACGCCAACCTCAAATGACTTAACTGATAGGTCTCCGTCTTCACCAAGTACTGCAATGTTAAATGCAAACTTAGTTGATGGGCGATTACCAGCGTCACAAAGTGGGCAACCTTCAGGATGATCTGCCAAGCAAACAAAAGACTTCTGACCAGCACGGCCATCAATCCAGTGTGTGCGAAACGATGCATAAGGTTCGTCCTCTAGGAACTTAATAATTTGTGGGTCTTCTGTGACTTTAAAACGTTGAGCAAACGCTGAAGTTGATTCTTGCACTTTTTGTGCTGCACCCCAACCTCGGTTGATTACGCTTTTCTTTCCAGGATTAGTCACTGGTGTTTCTACTCGCTCTTTTTGAGTGAGGGATTCTTTCTTTGTTGCGACCTTGACAGGCGAATCAAACTCTACTTCGTCTGTGTCAAAGTCATCGTCGTATTTATTTGGCATTTGTCTTTGTCCTTTGTGTGTGTGTTTTATTTTTTCCAATTGTCTGTTATGTATTGCTTTAATTTATTCCAATTCTCAGCAGTCACAACTCTTGGATCTGTATCTCCAATTATTGTGCTTACTGCGAATACTATCAAGTCTACCTGCTTGCGTGTATAAATCCTCCTTCCTTTTGCTTCTACACCGGGAAGTTGTCCTCGGTCTGGTGGCGCTGTTCTATATATAGGTTTTGGGATAATTCCTTTCTTTTCCCAAGACCTTACGGTTACAGTTTTCTTGCCTAAAACTTTGGCTAATTGCCCAATAGTAAACACTTCAATACGTTCACCTTTAATAACATAATGCGAAGATTTAATGCCAAAAAACGGGTCATCAAATTTTTTAGGCTTATGTTTTGTCCTGTTTTTTGGTTGTCGTTTCCCAGGAAAATCTTCTATATCTTTAAAGCCCACGTTTCCTTCTCCACGTAGAACGATTTAACTTTTTCTTGAAGATCATCATCATCCCATGCTAAACCAAGTAGGCGGTCTTCGCTGATAACTTCAATGACTTCTTTAACGGTTTCCCAATACCCGTTTTCTTTTGCCCAAGCTTCTGCTGCTGCAGCATTGAAAGATTTAGAAACACGGCGCTCTCGTTTGATTTCGCACGATGGAAGGTTAATCCACAAATTTCCTTTGTCGTCTGGTTTTCCGTGTGCGTCAAGAACTTCCGTCAATTCTTTTTTAAAACCATCCAAACGCTTTTGTGTTGTTTCCAACATTGCTTTGTGATTCTGAAACTCGCTGACAAGTTTACTAACATAAGTTTCATCAAAAGTTGATTCAGGTTGCTGTCTAATTATTTTGTTCACGTCATACCTCGCTGTGCGCTATGAAATCGGATAGTGCTCCCAAAGTAAGTTTATAGTCGCCTTTGGTGTCATAGCCACCATCTATAAACGCTTTGTTGATATTTCTTTTTTCTTGTAACATTTCGTATTGTCTTTCCTCAATGCTACCTTTCATCACAAATGAAACAACATTGACATGGGGAAATTCTGAAGAAAGTCTGATGATACGGGCTTCTCTTTGATCTAGTTTACCTGCTGACCAAGGCAGGTCGTACGAAATTAAATAATTGGCAATGGGTAAGTCAACTCCATAGCCACCAGCATCCGACGATAGAAACAACCGTGTCTTGGGGTCTTGGGTAAACTGTTGTTTGGATGAATCCCTATCTAACATTGTCATTCCTCCCATGAACAATACGCTGTTAGTTAAGTGTTTAGTGGCTCGTTGAATCAACCTAAGGTTTTCTTTAAAGAAGGAAAACAAAACAACTTTGTTGTTTGGTGACTGTTCCAAAACATCTGTAATGTACTGAACTACTGCTTCTAGCTTTGGTGTTCCGGAAGTTGGTGGCATGATGCCTTGGTTTACTAACTTGTTTGCATACTCACTACCTAAGTCTGTTGACGCATCTGCATACATCTTGGCCGACCAATGAACCAACTCTGGGTTGTCACAGAACATTCGCAGCACAATTAGCTTAGACATGATGTCTCCTTGTGCTTCTTTGTTGCCTGATGAACCGTAGTAGTGGCTCCAAATGTCAAAGCCTCGCCCTGTTTGCGAAATTGCTTTTTGAATTGATTGCAACAAATCATGTGCAATCTTTCTGTACACAACAGCACCCGCAGTATCAAAAGGAACTGGTATTACTTGTTGTATAACTTGAGGTAGTTGATCGGCAATGTCTTCTCTAGTTTTACGAATCATTACACCTTCCATGCTGTAATGAAGTTGTTTCAGATTGCGGTAACGACTTGGTTTACCCCACTTATCCCTGACTATGAAAGTCCTATCAAAGATGTCAACCTTACCTAGTACTTTGGGGTCAACAAACTCCATAATGGAAAACAGTTCTTCAGGGCGATTTTCAATTGGTTGTCCAGTTAAGGCAAACCGATAGTGGTACCTCTTCCCTATTCTTTTTATTAAACGAGAACGTCTGGCTTTAGCCGATTTAATAATGGTGGCTTCATCCACAACCATTGCATCAAACGTATGTTTCTCAAAGTCAGCCAAATCATTTTTTAAAGATTCAGAATTGATGATTACGTAAGTGGCACTAAGCGATGCCCTCCATTGTTTTTTTCTAGTACTAACTGTTCCGTCTATGACAATGCTAGAAGAGTCAGTAAACTTTTTAATTTCCCGTTCCCATTGATACTTAAGTGATGAAGGCACAACAATCAAAGCTTTTTTTATTTCCCCTTGATTTTTTAAAGTTTCTAACGCCGAAAGTGTTGTAATGGTTTTACCAGCACCCATGACTAAAGCCAAAAGCATTTGACCGCGATCTACCATCGCATCAGAAGCTTCTTGTTGAAATGGATACAAGGTTCCTTTAAACATGTAACCACCATGGGAATACAGATGCTTTAGAGATTGATTCATAAACTTCTGCGTCTGTCATGTCCCCAATGTCCTTTGCTTCAGTATGCGAATACTTAGCCCATAAGACTGGGGTTCTAAATGCGGGCAATTTTTCTTTTAGTTTTTGAGCTGCTGCGATTCCTGCTGAGTCATTGTCTAATGCAATTATCAACTTATTAACATGATTAGCAAGTAATGAAATTTGTGTCTTACTTATATGCGCACCAAATGAAGCCAATCCACAGCAGCCGCCCATTACGGTGTGTAATCGTACAACGTCAAGTGGAGACTCAACCAAAACGCAAGTGTCACAGTCTGCTTTGTCAAGACCAAACAACGTGCTTGATTTTGAAACACCCACTGGGTAATTTAAAACTCTAGTTTTGGATTTAGATTGCCAACCTAGAAGTTCTCCAAAAGGAGACACGATAGGGATAACCCACGCTTTTGTGGAGGTATCCCATCGGATACCGTACCTACGAGCCGCATCTCTATCTAAGTTCCTACTCGCCAACAACCCATCTGAAGGAACTGCAAACTTACTAAACGCCATCCAGTCTACGACTGGCTGTTGAGGTTCTGCCTCTACTGGGTTAGTTAGTCTGTTAAGACCGTTGTTAATTAAAAACTCATGCACAGCAACAATAGAGTCAGCTTCTCCGGTTAGCTCAGAAACTAAATGAGACAGTGTGCCTTTAGCGCCGCACGAATAACAAATCCATAATCCGTTAGAAGCATTCATAGACCACGATGGTGATCTATCAGCTTTACCAGTTCTGTTTAAATGTACTGGACACCTAGCAGAAATCTCACTGTCTCCAACACGTACGACATCAACACCTAAACTTTTTAAAACATCTGCAATATCAGTAGTACCATGAATCGCTGTCATCATCGTCATCGTCCTCTCCTACTTCTGTGAAGTCCATGTTCTTCCAGTCCCAGTTAATGCGAATCTCACCTAGTGGTGCTGAACGAGCAAGAACCACACGGATGATTGATTGGTTGTCAATATCAGGGTCTGACTCCACGCCAACGATAAGGTCTGAGTCTTGGGCAAAAGACGATGTATAGCCAATTGAGTCAGCAGTAATCTTGCGTGATTTCTTGTTGCCAAGTTTCCAAGACAAAACTTGAGTTGTGCCAATTACTGGAATGTCTGCATTTTGTGCCAAACGTTTTAGCGACCTAGTGATGTTGGTAAGTGCTTGTGGCGAACCTTTAGGCTCACCATTCTCATCGTCCATAAGATACACACCGTCAACAAACAAGATGTCGGGTTTAAATTCTTTTACCTTCGCAGCAAGAGCACTTACGGTTGTTAGAGATGACGTATCTTCCGTGACTACAAATGGATGCATGTTTTTTCGCATACGCAAGGTGCTTGCAATCTTTTCTAATTCGTTGTTCGTCAAAGAACCACGCAAGATGTTTGTGTAGGCAACCTTAGAAACAATTGCGTCGTATCGTGCTGCTTGCTCTTCAGCAGACATTTCAAACGAAACAAATAGCGGTGATTTGCCGTGAAGGTGGGCGGCATTTGCCATGATGAGAGTCATCAAGGACTTACCTTTCTTTGCTTCACCTACAAACGTAATAAGTTGCTGTGGTCTAAACCCAGATGTGATTCTGTCTAAACCAAGTAGGCCAGTTGGAATACCACGCAATGCGTTTGGAGTGCTTTGTAATTCTTTGTATTTGTCAACTCGTGATTCCCAGGTTTCAATAAGGTTGATGTCACGCAACCGTGCTGTTTCTGCAGATGCCTTTTGTAAACCATTTGCAAGATCAAGTAATGCTTTAGACGTGTCGCCAGCTTCCAAAGACGGCATTGCAAGCGCCATAGCCTCAAGCAGGTTGCGATGACGGTACGCTTCGTAGACCTCGTCAATGAGTGCCGTGAATGGTTCATCTTCAGCAGTGATTAAACGAATGTCTCCAAACTCTTGACTAAGCGCTCGCTTAGATGGAACTTCGCCATGGTCTCTCCAAAAGGTAATTAACCATGACCAAACTTTGGACCACTCTGCTGTGAAGTGGTCTTCTTTTACGCCAGCCTTTAGAGCAACTGATAAATCTTTAGTTTGAATTACCTTGCTGATTAAGAGATGTTCTGCACTAGCCATTACGCAGACCACGCAGTCTTAGGTGTAACCACCGTGGATCTGAATCCAATAATCTTTGCGTGCTCTTCATCTGCTGTATACACCTTCTGTATGGACGGAAAAAATCTGAGGTCGTATGCTAATTCCTCAATTGACTTATACGCCGTTACTACTGTTGATATCCCTTTTCTTACTAACCACTTTTCAATGCTGTCAACAAGATAGTCGGGCAACAGCGTATAAACAACTATCCCCACGTTATATCTGTTAATTAAATCAATTGCGTGCTTTACAGGTATTTCGTTTACCTTCCAAAAAGATATGTACTGTTCCCAATTTTTCGCAGTCAGTGCAACACGTGCTCTAATTTTAGATAACCCTTCCGGCTCTGATGCCAGAACGCCCTCAAACATTGTTGCTTGAGAGATTGGAGAAAAGGAAGCTAAATCATTCCCCTGCATAATGTGGGTCCAATAAACGATAATCCTTTCCTAAGAAAGGCAACACGCAGCAACATTCACTCAGAATAGAAGCAACACGTGGTCCATAAATATCGCTTAAACGTGATAATGGAATCTCACTAGTAATGATTGTAATTAACTGTTGTTCGTAGCGACTATTCAACATAGAAGTAATTGCCTTTTTTGTAAAGTCAGTCATTCGTTCTGAACCAAGATTGTCCAAAACCAAAACGTCGTACACAGCATTGATGTACTTCAACATGTATTCGTCGGAGTACATATCAGATAAAACATTGTCAGGATTCATCTCGTCGTATGATGCTTCAACAAACTTTTCAGCCGTTATAAAAAAACCGCTTAGTTGGTGATTTAAAACGATTTCACGAAGTAAGCCACATGCAACATGTGTCTTTCCACTCCCAGAACCGCCAAAAAAATAAAGACCTTCTCCGCATTCTTTGTTGTGTTCAATGTTGGTTAACCATTGGCGAACGTATGTAACAACATCAGGACTTCCTAATTCCGTGTTGTAATCATCTAAAGTTTTTTTAGTAAAGCGTTTTGGTATGTGCGCATTCTTTAGGCGCTCTATAGGTTGTCTGTTGCGCCAATACTTTGCAGAGTGCCATTCACTCATGTGTACCTTTCATCAATCTCTTGTCAACAGTGTATTCGGAATAATCGTACTTTGACAATGGTGTATCTACTTTTTTCTTTAAAGCATCCAAACGCGACGCAAACCCTTTCCACGTTGGCACATCTGTTGGCAATGGTGTTTGTTTAATCTCGTGAGCAAACACGTCAATCATTTTGTAAATCTGTTCTATTGTCACGCCTTTTTCTTGCAGGTTCTTAAATACTTTCATCAAAGCCATACCGTTAACCGGAGCGTTTAATGTCATGTTCTTACTAATTGTTGCATCTCTAAAGTAAGCCACCAATCCAGTTGTTGAACTTTTCTTTTTAGCAGGCGGTTTACTGACGGGTTCGTCGGCGCCTAATGTTTTACCGCCCCAATCATCAATCATTATCCAAACTCTTTTTGCTTTTATCAACGATGTACATGACTTTAATTTTTTTGCCGTTCTCAACTGGAGTCAAAGACAATTTGGGCACTATCACTTCTTTGCCTTTATCGTTTATTTCTTTTTCGCTGTACTCCCACATCCACCGCATGCCTTTACCCATTGCTGTTTCTCCCGTCAGTAAGTTTTAACTGTCGGTTCCACCGACTGTCCGTTGAGTATAGATCCAAGCTCTTAGTACTTTTCCCTTTCTTTTGGTTTTCCTTCTTATAATTATTTTTCTTTCTTATTTGGGTGTCTGTGGAGTCACTCAATATGAGTGTCTCTGGAGTCACTGCAGGAGTGTCTGTAGAGTCACTACTAAATACCCCAGTGTCTCTGGAGTCACCCCCATTAATTAAGGCTTCTGCGGCTGCCGTATTGTACGTAATTACGTACAAATTTGGCATGTTCTTTCCATGCCTACCCATCTTTACAATTTTGCGGATAACTCCAATCTCAACCAAACGATGCATAGCTCTAATCACAGTTCTGCGGTTGTATCCAGTATCTCTTGCTAAAACGTCATAGGTCGTAGATAAAGTTTGGTCATGTGTATTCATGTAACCAATGGCACAAGTCAATACGTGCAAAGCTATGGAATCGCCTTTCATGTATTTAACAACCCAGGTCGGTATGGAAATCCAAGGACCTCCTAATTTGGTATTCTCGCCTGCACTTTTCTGTTTCATATAGTTGCATCCTCTCTAGTGATCGTGTTATGCTTTTGCTAAGTAAACGGTTCCCTTCTCCCGTTTACTATTGCGAGTTATTTAGTAACTGCGCAAGGCCCACTTGATAGTGGGGGCGTTGGTTTCCCTTCTTACCAACGTCCTCACTGTGGGTTTAAAAACTCCAATATTTCCTTTTTAGACCCGTTAACTGACATAAGTTGTCCGTCCTTTACATAGGTGAGCATATACAGCTCATTAGAGGGCTTAGAAACTGAATCCTGTGTAGGGGGAAGGGTATCCTTTTTTGACGCATCCTGGGGCTTCCTAGAGGCCTCTACGGGCTTATCTTCTACTGGTTGCCCGACTGTCAATGGGACTAAACCGTTACATAGGTCTAAAGTCTCCATTTCCTTTGCATTGGCTGTAAGGACAATCTCTTCTACAAATTGTGTAGGTTGGTCAAAGGTAGCAACTTCATCCCACAAAACGAGCACTGTGGCGTCAGGGTAGCTGTCCAAACTATCCTCAACAAGGTTGTTTACTTTTACAACTCGGTTTGCAGCACCTTCAACAATGTGATGAACTTTTGTATCGGAATGAATTACTGTGAATGACGCTGAATGTTCTATGAGCCAATCGTAAACACGACCCTGACCATCGGTGGGTTTGCCAGTCCAAAGAACCACAAACTCTTTTGCGGTCAACGACACGTCGCTTAAACCTGTTTCAATTACATTTGCGTTTGAATTGCCAGTACCAGCAATTATGTAGTACCTAGATTTTTGCATGTTGTCCTCCTATTTTAAAGACTTGTTATGTGCCATATCTCCTAGATAAGTCAAGCATCGTAGCACCGTGTGGCAGAAACCAGCAAGTGTTGCAATCACCAAACCGCCTAACCAAATGTTTTCTACATCAACAATAAACGAAGAAGCATAGGAGACAACTACTCCCGCTAAAACTTTTACCCAAGGCATTGCCTCTTTAGGTAAAAGCAAATCAATTACTTGCAACAGTTTGTAGACGGCTAGTGCACAAATTATGTAGTTCACGTTTTTCCTGGTATCCAATCGTAGTTAATAGTTTTGTCAATAGATGGATTTAGAAGCATAGTAACTGGTAATAGTTTTGGCAACAGGTCAACAATTGTTTCTTGAGTTTTCTTTCTATTGGTGGAATACGTTGAATAAGAAGCGTATTGACTACCTGACCATTGGTGGTCAGCAAAGTTGTTTTGGTAAACAAAACCACCAAAATCTGAATCACCATTAAAGAATGGGCCATACGAATTAGGTTCTACCATCCACTTAGTTATTGTGGTAGATTTACCAGCCCCTAAACCAAAAATAAGAACTGGGTACAACATAGCCGTGGTGCTTTGTGTTGGCGCTAGTATTACTTTTCTATCATCTGGACTTAGGTTTGCAGGAATGATTTGATTACTTTGGTTGCTGGTTGACCAGTTAGACCATGATGCCGATGCGGATGCCCATTGAGCACCCCAAATACTTCCGGCAGAGGCTGTTGTAATTTCAATAGATGACCAGTAATCAATGTTGTCTTTTACTGGAACAGCAACGGTGGACATCAAAGCAAATTGTGCTGATGAACTTCCTGAGTTAGTTACAGTAATGTACTCGCCTGATTTTGTGTAAGTAACAGAAGCAGATTGTGTTGTTAAGTTCCATTTTTTAGTTCCAGATTCAATCACAAACAATGAATCCGCCACTAAATTTGCTTTTTCTGCATGGATGTTAAACGTATAGCGAGGGCTAGTTGTTGACTCAATGACATCTACCTCAGAACCTGTTACAGCAATTAAGTATTGTTTTGTTGCTTCAAGAGTTCCTTTTCGTTGTCGGTAGTAAGCAATATCTTTTAATATTTGTCTAATGCGAGAAGTTCCAAGATCTTGAATAGATACTTCTAAACCAAACATTTTAGATAATTGGTCTAAGGATTCTGTTTCTGTTTTTTCAGGATCATATTGTTGGACTATTGAGTTAAGTAATGTCCTGATGCGGTCAAATTCAAAACCAAAGATGTCTAAATATCGGTAAAGGTAGCCTCTTGATAAACCTTCTGGGTCTGTGTCCATTCCGTTAATATCTGCAACACGGTGATGAGAAGGAACACGATCCCATAAAGCATCGGTTGTATGGTGGTCAAAAGGTACTAACTCTTGTAATGTTGCAACTCTTTCGTACCAGTTAATACCAGATGGTCCTGTTCCATTTTGGTTCCAGTGCAAGAACAGTGAGTAGTAAGCCCACGCTCCGGATGGAACACCATTGTGGGTTACTGCGTACGTAGTATCTGCATAAGTTTGTGTTTTAATAATTACACCGTCTGCAACAGTTTCAGGAGCACCTGTTTTAGAATAAACAACTACAACGCCTTTTATAGAAGTTTGACCAGATGTTTTAGTTGCTGGGTCTTCAATTAAAAAGTTAGACCAAAACAAATTTACTGAAGAATGGGTTGTTGCTGTTGCTTCAAATATGGCTGTAACATCTAATTCACCAACTGGAGCAATAAACCCATCAGCTCGTAACGAACTATCTGAATCTAATCTTGTCTGCCCAACTGGGGCGTCTGTGTTTGTACCACGAACATAAGAACCAAAAGGGTTGGCGTCAGGACTTGCAATTAAGTCAACGCGACGAATCCTAAAAGATTTATACGCCATTAGACAGAAGCAACTCCACCACTAGCAGTAACACTTAGTTGTGATAAAAGAAGAAGACGATTGTCTGCTGCTTTGACGCCCTCAACAGCCGGTATTAATGATGCCGTATCAATTACGTTTGAAGCTCCAGTAGTGAAACGAGAAACACTAACGTAGTCCACACCATCTACATCCAAGATAGTGCGGTACAAAGTACCAAGGGTTATCGTTTGACCAAACGTTACATCATCAAAATCAAACAATAATTTAATTGCAGTTTCTACATCATCTTTTACAGAATCTTGAATGTAACTTGGCAATACTGCTACATTGCATGTGATTTTTACTAAATCTAAAGTAACACTAGGAATAACAAGAGAATTTACTCCTACAATTTCTCGTGGAGAAATGTAGTCATATATTAGATCTTGATAATTGGTATCCAAAGTAAGAGGGCTAGTAGTTGGGCTAACTGGCAAAGTTCCGTCATAGGAATCTTGAGTAGTTAACGCATAAATTTTTACTTGGGCATTTTTATAAGTTGCGGTTGATGCAACACTTGCCGATGCAACACTTGCCGAAACAAGAGCATAGGTAAAAGATGTAGAACTAGGTGTACCTGTTACAACGTACGTACCATCAAACGTATCATCAACGTCAAATACTCCAACATATTCTCCAAGTGACAGTCCGTGAGCGGCACTTGTTGTTAGTGTAGCTACCGATGATGTTTTGGCTTTGTTAGTTATTACACCTTGTTTTGCTGTAGCGCCAGAAACTATTTCTGCTTTTGTTTTGACTATTCCCGGAACACGAAGAGTTAATTCTTCGTAATCCTGCAAAGACACTGCTCTGTCTTGAGACCTAAACGATGCTGGAATGTTCGTTTTTAATGAAACAATACTTTCAGAATCAGAACCACCAAATGCGCGAGTGGTGTTTGGCGTAATAACAATTCCGTCATAGGTTGGGCCGAAAGCATTTGACAATGAATAAAATGCAGTTACTGAATTGGCTTCAACGTTTCCTGCAGAGCCACGGCTTCGTCGGTAGGTGATAGTAATAACGGCGTTAGTGGATGGTATTTTTCCATGAATACCATTTCCAAATTGTAGAACAATGCTGTCATCAGCTTCAATTCCTGCTACATAAACTTTGTCAGAGTTAGTGCTATCAATTAACCGATCTACTTGCGCATATGGAACAGACGTTCCCAACACTCCTTCAGCAACCGTTACGACTAATGAGTTTTTAACAACTCCAGTTCTTGATATTGTATACGTTTGTGAAATTTGACCGCTGCTTGTAAATGTTTCTGTAAAGAATTCTCCCTCTGTCAAACTTAACAATGCGGGAGTTGTTTTAGCATAGGTTACATATCCAGTAATAGCTGCTCCAGTAGAGTTAAAAGCTATTGCTTGATTAGATGTAAAAATTACTGGTTCAGCAGTTTCTACCAAAGGTTTTGCGGTGAACTTGGTATTAGCAGGAATTAAAATTGGTGATGCATTTGTGGCCAAAGAGTTTGTCGCATTCAATGTTATTGAAGTTTGTGCTGAAGTTCTGCCATGTGGTATATAGTCTAAAAGACTTGCAATTGCCAATAACGATGAACGTCTAGTAGCAGTATCCAAAAATGATTCTTTGGCTGCTTGGTCTACATAGTAATGAAGGATATCGCCCATGTAAGCAACAAGGTCAACAAACAACATGCCAAAATCAGAATTGTCACGTGATGTCCATTCTGGGAAAACAACAGATGCACGATTAAGCAAGTCAGTGCGAATTGAAATATAGTCTCGGTTGGTATAGTCAAAAGTTGTCATAATACAGAATCCTCAGTTAAATCAGTTGGCAAGACTACATCAATAGTTGCTTGTCGTCTACCAAAGGTTGGTATTTGATATTCCACAGTAATTTTAATTGTGGAATCGTTAACTAACGTGTTTGGTCCGTTGATTATTAAATTTGTTATTTGAGCACCAGCAACGTTTCTTTGCAATCCTTGTAATGCCTCCATTTTGTATTCTTCAAAAATCAACGGGTCAAAATTTTCGTATACAAGAACGTTTGTGTTTGCTCCATACATGGGAAGCATTGGTCGTTCAAATACAGAAGTAGATAGATAATCTAAAACTTTTTGTTTGACTATGTCATCTAGTTTGGAAATCTTTGAGACTTTACCAGACGGTTCAATATTAAATGGCATTTTCATAATTGACATAATTTACCTAATTTAACTAAAAACCTGTACAGAAAGAATAGATCCGTATCCATCTGTTGGGGCAATTGTTGGGTTGACATTAAGAATAAAAACGTTTGTGTAATCAGAGTTATCGGTAGTAACCACTACTTGATCGCCAATTTCTGGGACAGGCCAAACGCCATTTACTTTTTTTCTACCTATAAATGATATATCTAATGTAAGCTCTGGGCCAAATTTAGAAGGTATTCGTACCTTGATCTCACCCGTGGATGCGTTAGACGCAGAAACAATTGCCCTATGTATATAGGGTTGAAAGACCTCAGTATACATAGGCTTCCTCTCGGCTTGCTTTCCAGATACGGTTAGTTAATTTTGGGGGGGCTGCAGTTTTGTAAGAAGCCTCTCTAGCTATAGATAGAGATGTCTTGTTTAACGAATCAGTTTTCAACTTAAGTGTTGTAATGTAGTGCTTATCATTTACATGATGAGTTACTTCGTCAATAAGCCAATACCCATCAAATTCTGAATTGTAGGAATCTATATAAGCAAGGCGACCAGGCATTGCTGTGGATATACCAACTACACTAACTTCCGCAGTCATTCCATATGAATCTCTTGTGTATTTTTTAATAAACTGTTCTAATGCGTCTTTAGATGTTGTGTTTACAGTGACTTCATGAGTAAACCTATTTTTTACGGTTGACCCTAATCCGCTTGGTCTATCCTGTAACGACGTGTACGTAGTCTCTTTGCCCAAATTGTCTAATGATTTTAATACCCAATCAGCTGCCCCACCTTGTGGAGTAACATCTCCAAAGAACCCATTAAGTTGGTAAATATTTCCTGGTTTCTTTTCTATTCCAGAATCTGATAAAAGAGTTTTTAGTATTGTTATAGGAGCAGTTTTTACATATGAAGAAAAAGGATCATATACAGACAGATGAGTTCCATTAGCAGTTACGCAATAGCCTATTTGATTTGCTGTTCTTACTAGTAACTCCCAATCGCTAATTTCATGCTGGGCAATTAATGAGAAAATGTATTTGTTGTTAGGTACAGAGTACGAAAAATTGTATTTATTTGCAATTATTTCTGTTAATTGCTTTATTGTTTTGTTAGCATACGTTGTATTTTTTATGCGTTTCATTTCGTAACTACTTCCAAAACAAACAACTTTAGCCATTTGGATTAATGAATCATTGACAGTTCCCATTCTTGTTTGGGCTTCAATTTCTACGTAAGCAACATACCCAACAAACTCAATCATGTTTGCTTCGTTGTTACCCAAGGCAATACGCACTGGAAGTCCTCTGTACGCAGTAACAGCTATACCCGGAAATCCTCCGTACGTGATGGTAGCAATGTCATGTTTATTTTCAGAAAAAGTTAATTCAACGTTTCCTATTTGTGTTAGAGGAACTGTACCGCCAGTAATCTCTACATCTACCAATGGGCTGTCTAAACTTGCGTTTGTAAAAATCATAACGGTATACGAATACGATCATTTGCTTGCAAGTCAAATGTAAAATTTATTTGTGGATTTAAATCTAATAATCTCCAATGTTGGGAACTATCTCCATATATTTTTGCTGCAAGATTTTCAAAAGTATCCCCAGGCTTTACGATATAGGTTTGAACTGCAATTTCAGAATACTCTTTCCGTACAGCAATGATTGTTCCATCAGAAGCTACGTCAGTTGTATAACGAGATAAAGAATTAGTTATCATGTTTGTGACGCTGTAGACAAACTTAAGTTGTTAAAAAGGGAATCTTCTCCGCAAGTTACTGTTTTATCAAATGTTATTTTTTGACCAAGTGGGTAAGGGTTGCCGTGTCTTTGAAGAGTAATTGTAATTTCTAACCTTACTCTAAATTTGTCTTGCTCAAATGGTCGTGGGTTATTTGAAGGAGGCAAAGCCATATCCCATTTTGCTTCTTCTTGACCAGTAATGCCAAATATATCGCTGTCGTTACGACCAATAATGTGATCTATATTTGAAACGACGTCTAACTTGTCACTAATCAATGCAATACTTTCGTATATTTGACCAGATCCTGTTGCTATAACTAATGGATTATTAAATGTTCCCCATTGTTCAAACCCAATAGGATACCCTTTAACTAAGCTACCCCCAGATGCCGAAGTTCTAGTTGGTTGTCTTGAGTTACTTGCTCCATTTATGTAAGAATCCCAATGTATTGAAATTGTTCCAGTCCAATGAAATGAGGGGTCTCCTCCACCGTCTTTTGCCAATGTATTAATTCTGTAGTTAGCACCTGCCTCATTCAAACGTAAAGTAAAATTAAAACTTTGTTGTGGATCCGATTTAAGGATGTAATTTAATAAATCTTTACCACCTTTGTGATGGGACACAGTTTTGTACATAGACCTAACACCATCTAAAGTTGCTTGTTCTACAGCCTTATCCGCCTCTGATTTTGGTTTAGAGTCTGGAGATGAAGGTTGATCTGAAGAAGAAGTTTGGTTTTGGGTGAGAATTGTTGTTTTTTTGGCAAATCCAATGTACAAAGCTTGAATGCTTAATTCTACGGTTGCTTGAGTAGGTACAAATTTTTTAGAAAATTTATGAAAATTTACCGTACTTGACAAAACAAAACCTTCAATCATCATATAATTTGACAACATAATTCTTACTGGTGTTGGTACAAGAAAAGCTTGGTTACCTAAATTTGGATTACTGTTAGTTGGGTTTAACCAGTAATCGCTTGCTGTTTTATTTATCTCAGCAGTTTTGTCTTGTTCATCTTTTGTGTCTTCAGAATCAACATCCGTACCTTTGGTAGTTGTGGGTGTTGTAACAGAAGATTTTTGTGCCTCAGCAATTTTTTGAATAGTGGTTAGTGTTTCTTTACTAATGCCTTGACCAATGACTCCGTCTAAAACCATAATGTCTGCAAGAACGCCAATTTTGGTAACCCAAGATGGTTGATAATTTCCTTGTACAAATTCATATATTTCAGGAGATGTTTCAAGAAGTGGATCAAATCTATCAGATACGCTTCCAGCGTAAACTTTAGTGCCTTTAGACATGTAGTATCCAGAAGTAACTTCTGCCTCTCGGTTAAACAGAAGTTTTAAACCATACGTTGATTGACCAGGAATTGGAACAGTTAACTGTTCGGGTCTTTGGTTAAAAAAGTATTGTGTGTCGTAACTATTTGCAGATACACTACGAACAATAGTTTCTGGTTGAAATTGAAAGTTACAACGGCGTCCAACAATATCAACTGCTTTGTCGCTCATGCGATCATAGAATTCGTTTAGTCTACGAATATACCCACGAATTGGTTTATAAGGAGCTCCACCCATTGTTCTGGTTGTTGGTCCAGGAAATATAAAAGGAGGATTGTCTTGTTGACGTGAGTACTCAGCGTCAGAAAGTGGTCTACTTATATCTAGATAAGAAGTTCTAGCATCACTGTAAACAAAAGATTGTGGATTAAGGTTTACTCTTTGAGAGTTTCTAATCTGGTCTAGTTGCCTACGCTCTTCTGGGTCTATGGCCATTAGGTTGTCCTCAACAATTCTCTCTTAAGATCATTATCCAGTAATCGGGCTATTTCTTCAGCCATACGTCTTGCGTCTGACGGGTTGTTTCCTGTAGAGGTTACATATATGTTCGGAGCAATTGTAACACTAGTGCCACCAGCAACTTGAACAGTTGTGCCACCACGAGTAGGTTCGTTTACAATTGGGTCACCTTGGTCAAGACCTAGTTGGCGAGTAATCGCTTGAGCTTTGGGCATAATTTCTTGAGTACCCGCCATTGGGTTTCCCTCTTTGTTCCATGGAGAATAGTTACCTCCACCAAACAAAATGCGTGCAGCTTTAATATTTAATTTGGGATCATACAAATCTTCGTTTTTGCTAATACCAAATTGTTGTCTACGTTTAATTGGGTCTAAACCTACTGACTTGTCGTCTTTCATATTAATTTGAAATAAACCATACGATAAGTCATCGGAATCATCAGCAAGCTCACCTGGTCGCCAACGTGATTCACGCCAAGAAATAGCAAGCATGTTTGTAATGTCTTTTCCTTTGAACCCACGACGGCTCAACAACTGAGCAATCTCAGCTGGGTCCATAGCCCCACCAGGTGTTGTTCCAGCTCCTTGTGGACTCTTTGAAGAACTTTCTCCGTAAGCTGCTTTACTTACAACACCAGAACTAGCAGCTCCATCCATTTTTTCAAAGTTAAAGTTTCCTGGTCCTGAAACAATATCGCTAATACTTACTTGATTAAATGTTTCAGCGCCACCATGACCACTTGGTGAATACTTTGCAAAGTACTTATCTCCTACAACATAACCACCTTTAGGTGTACCAGTAGATGGATCTAGTGTTACTGAACCCTTAGACGTACCAGCAGGTTGACCCCATTTAGAACCTTGTTTTTCGTATTCCCATCTAGAATCAGGAAGCTCTGCTGGTTGGATGTGCCAAGGTTCTCCTAAATTTTTACCAAATGTTTTTAGACCGTATTTAGCAGCGTTTTCTTGAACCCAATCAAGGTCTCCAACCAAGTCTGCAGCCAAACCAATTTCGTGCATAGACCGTCCCGGAGGAGCAGCAGGTGCACCTGAAATGTGTTTATATTGTTCTCCGTTGTATTCAACATCACCAGCAGATCCGTCTGTTACTTTTTTGTAACGACTAAAAAACAATGCTCTTTGATCAGCTTCAGAACGAGTACCGACTCCCAAACCAACATTAGGGTTGTCTGCAAACATTCGCAACAAACGATCTTTAAAAGTAGAATTCAATGTTCTAAAACTTGTAGAGTTTGATAATTCACCAAGGCTTACACGTTTTGCAGGGCTTCCATAACCCATTGGAACTTTTGCACTTCCTCCAGGTTTTACTCCACTTTCTGGCGGGTCACCCATCAACGTAGCACCAAGCATGCTTAACCCAAGGCTTCCACCAAACGTTGTTGGAGCAAGGAAAGTACCTGCAGCCATCAACGCTGCTCCTCCAATTTTTCTGCCAATACTTCCTCGTGAAGAGATATTGGCACCAATAAGTCCACTTAATGTTTCTTCTAATTGACCAAGTGCTCTTGTAACTGCTTGGGTATTCTTTTCAAATTGAGCTAAATTATCTGCTTGTCGCCTGTAGTAATTCTCGTCACGACCTTCTTTAACACGTGCTGTTTCTTCAGCTTGTGTTGCAACGTTTTTCTCAATACCCATGATTTGACGATCTGATTTTTTAGATGGATCGTACATTGTTGTTTTGCCAGTTTTCTTTTGATACTGAACATTGGCATTTGCATAATCTAAAATTTGATCAATCATGTCTTCTGGTACACCAGACGCCATCAACATAGCCCTAGTGTTAGACCCTGCTTGACGAGCACCAGCAAGTCTTCCCTCATTAGTAAGACCAGTTCTTTGAACAATTTGTTGCATGACTTTATCCATGGAGCGTTGTTGCCCACCAAGACCGTACATGCCAGTGCCCAACATCATTGTCAGTCTGTTGTTAGCAGCAGGTCCTGCAAGGGTTGCAGCTTGTTGTGCAAGTTGATCTGTACCAATTGAGTAACCAGAGAGTGCACGCATACCAGCAAAGCCAGCGGCGTTTCCTTGAGCACTTAAACCTGTCTGTGCTTGCATGGCAAGCATTGTGCTAATTCCGCCGTAGCCAAGTCGTTCGCCCATCATTGGTTGACGCATTCCAACATACTGCATTTGAGAAATGCCTTGTTGTTGCTGATAGTAAACACCTAACTTGTCAACAGACAACGAACGATCATAATTGTTGTCCATACGCTGGTTCATTGCATCAATGGTCATTGCTAGGTATTGCATACCTTGTGCTGCACGACCACCTGCACCTCCACCACCGCCACCACTCTTAGGGATAAGTGGAACTCCAGCTGCAACGTAAGTTTGATTTTGAGCTATGTTCCCAGTAGACACACTTGAAGTTTTTGGGTCTCCAAGTGGTGGCGTAACCGCATAAGAAGTTAGTGACCCTCCTCCGCCTCCAGGTAATCCTCCGGCAGCTTTAATACCTTGAAGATGTTTAAGAGTTTGAGATAGTTGAGTGTTTACGTTTTTAAGGCTTTTAGATAAGGCATCAAAATCGGTACGAATGGATTTAACACCTTTGACCAATTTTTCCATTTGGTCAACGTCAACTTTAAACTTAGCTCGTAAGTCTCCTAGGTTTTTTTCTGCCATTATTACTCCTGTCTACGCCAACGGCTCATCGCCGCCCAATAGGTGCGCTGACGCACCGTCATATTTTGTATGTCGTTGAGCGAGAAGCCCTTGTAAACAGATGCAATAGCATCGTAATCCCAATATGTACTTACTAGATTAGCCGAATAAAAGGGAGGCCCAATTTAGTGCGATTGGGAAAGGTTTTTCGCAATGGGCACAGTGGGCTTCCACCTCCTTGATTTCTGGGCCTGGTTGTGCTTCAAGTAACTTGTCAATAATCATGGCACGATCCTTCATGCCAAGACTTTTAGCCCATTTCTCAACGTCTGCTGGTTTGGTACCATCGTCCCAGATAGCGCAACGAGAAATAAGTATTGTGTTTTGCTCAGGAATGCTCTTTGCTTTCTTGCCAACAGTCTGACTGTCTTTTCCTGATACAAGACGGAACTTTTGTTTTGTTCCGTTACGCAACGTAACTACAAGTGGTTCTTGTGGGTTTCCTTTTGGTTTTTTAATTGGAAATTCTGACATCTCAATAAGTACGTCATTTGATTTTTTGCAATGAGGGCAGTTAATTTCGTACTCACGATTCTCACCATAGGTTGCACGAACTGTTGCAAGAAACAAAGAATCCCTGTCGCCCAAAATGAGGGCATCAACGACGTCCGGCTTTTCGGATACTTTTATGTTTCCAATAGTGACAACACTTCGTTTTAAAAGTGCTGCCATGTATTGGGCGTAAAGCAAATCATCATCGGCATCTAATGCTGCCAATGCTTCTTCGTCTTCGCCAGTTAACTCTTTTACTACGGCTGTTGTTTCCCATTCTTTAGTAGCTTCATTAAAAATACCACAAACTAATTCTAAGGTGGTATTTGGTGTTGAAACTATTCGTGGAACAGGATCGGATATAGCCGCCGCGACAGCCAGTGCATCTTGTTGTGTACCCATTTTATACTCCTATGTTTTTAGTTAATTTGCTGTGTCAATTGCTGCAATTTCTTCAGGTGTCCAAGCTACTATAAAACCCTCATGGTGGATGTTCAACTGTTGAATCATAATACCGTTGTCACCAGCATTAAGGTCGCTAAGACCATAAGCACCTGGCCAGCAGTTAAACAATTTAAAAGCTAGTTTGATGTTGCCTGGCTTGAGTACGGTGTTCTGGTCTGAACTATCGTACGCATATTTTGCGTCACCTGCA